CCATCTTCTCTGGTGTGAGTATGGAAGCCACCTGTGCCACCTAATTCTCTGGCGCGGTTTTCTGCTTCTAATTGTGATTCGAATGTTTCAGGTTCGTATGTTTCTACTTCCGTTAAGAACACACTTGCATATCTTTCATATGCGTCTAATAGTGTATTCATTTCTTTGATTTCATTCTCTACACCTTTTTGACTGTATAATCTGTTATAACTTATTGCTAGATCTTCTGGTGTATCTTGATCTTGCCAATCAAACCATATTTTCCATAAGTTATATTCTGCTTGTTCCATTGCTGTTGCTTTTTTGCGAATAAATGCTTCTAATTTGCTGTCATACATTTCTATTTGTATGCCTGAGCGGCTTGCTTTGATTAATTCATCTGATCTAATCATTGCAACTTGATTCATTTTTTCTATTTTTTGATTCATTAATTCTTTGATTTCTACTATACTATCTAGTGTAGGTGATTTGAAATCAAACACATAGTTAGGCTGCCCGTTGAGGCTGGTTTGTGTAATAATCACTGAACCAGGCTCTGCAGATACACTGTTATCATTACGATTAAGTGTTTCTTCATCAACTACAGTTACTGGATGTGCCCCATACGACACGGCAGAGTAAATCTCGCCCATATCCGAATACACACTGCGTTGAATTTGTGCAATATCAAAGATAGGTGTATGTCCTACACCATTATGAATTTTAGTGCTTTGATAAACGGGTCTTACGGGAATGTAACCCAATGGGTTGTCTTGTATAATCCTGTAAAATCCTTTTCCATCATCATCTTCTAGAAATTCTGCTATGTCCGGCACTGATATATTTTCATATGCGTCATCATCGTCACTAGTAGGCATAAAGATGGTGTGTAGTTCTGTAGGTGTCATATAATGATATATTTCGAAATCCGGCTCTTGTGCTATTCTTATCATTATAGCATTAAGTTCCAGTTCGCCTTCTTCTGTATATGCATAATTCCAATTGATTACATCTGTAGGTTTATGCATTTTGAATTTAGGATATTGTGCTGATGCTGTTTTCATTACACTTACCCAAACTACACCAAATATAGTAGAATATGTATCTACCATACTCATAAATTCATTGATCGAATTTTCTTCTCCATCGCAATTCTTTATGAATGCTTTAACATCAGGTTGATCTGGTAACACTCTTTGCGGTGGAGTTCTAAATAATATTGCGTTATATTCACTTGTGTATAATCTTGTGTATGGGAATACCGGAACATTTTTTAATTTTTCTTGATAGAAATTACTTGCATACTGCAAGCCATTATCTGCTTCTTGGCTGGTATTTACTCTTTCTACTTTGCTTTTGTATATTGCGGTTTGATTACCGAAATCATCTACATCATAAGTATTGATTACTTCACTCGGTGTTGAATAATCGTTATCGTATGCTTTTAGATAATGTCCTTCTCTGTATTCTACCCCACCATAAAATGATTTAACTGCTAATTGCCAATCATCATAATATTTTGCATATAGTGGGTGAGTTGTGGTTATGAAGTCTATATAATCTATTTTGTTAGCCAAAATTATCTCCGGATATATATGTCATACTATTTATCTATTTTCTCTTATTTTAATCAAAATGCCTGCACGAATGACGGAGTTAGAATTAGATTTGAATATCAATTCGCACAGGACTTGTTATAATTTAATAGTTGTTACATCTGATATATTTTCTATAGGTTGTTCTTTTTGTCCAAATATACCTGCTCTTTGTAATAATGCCAACATATGGGGCATATCCCATATTGAGAATTTATAACCTAGACTTTGTGCTACTCTACGCATATGTTCTGGTTTTTTTGATCCCTTATACTTTTGTGTTGCTTTCATTATTAACTCCTATTGCTTTTTCATATTGTTCTTTACTTATAGATTCTGCGTGTAAACAACCTGTTTGTGTGGCATAATATTGTATATTTTGCATTACAACGTCTTGACTATCTCCTAAGAAATACTTGTATATGTCTATAACATCATAATTTTCTATATCATCTAGATTGTTAGGCTTTGCTTTTAACCACTTGTATGAGAACTTAACGAATGCTAAATGTTTTTTGTTTTCAGTCTTTTTTGTCTTTGTCTTGGGCATACTTACCTTGCTTAAATATTCTATCAAACTTGTCTTGATAGTCATCTGAGAATGTGTTTGTGCGTGGTGCAGAACCTTTACCACCGTGTGTTTGTCCATATAACGGTTTTAATCCATCTTTGATACTTCTAGCCGCTTTTAGTTCTGCACTACTATCAATTAACTTTTCTGCTTGTCTAACTGTTGCTTTGTCAAACTTTTCTGTAACTTTCTTATCGAATGAATCCTCAGGCATCTCTTTTCCTCACTTCATTACCGAATCCTGCCATTAAACAAAATATTGTTAAGGGTAGGAACCATGGTGATATATAGCCTAGTATGTGTGCCCATAGTAGGCTTAATCCTGTTAAACTACAGGTGTTAATTCCTGATGTTTGATGACTGCTTTCTTTTTTTAGATATTCTGGTATTTTCATTATTTCTCCTTTAACCTTGTTGCTACATATATGTATTTTGTGCCCTCTGGACAACTCCATAGATATTCTTGTGCGTCTCTTTTGCAATTATCTAATTTTGTGTCTATGAATGTTTTTAAGTATTCTTTATCTGGTTCTATGACCTTTATTATGTAATGCACATTGCTCATTGTATCTCCTCAAACCATTCTGTATTTAAGGGTGTTATTCTGTCTCGTGCCATATCCACATATTTTTTGTCTATTTCAGTGCCGCAGAACTCTCTGCCTAACCTTTGACATACAGATGCCACCGTGCCTGAACCTACGAAAGGATCAAATACCAAATCACCTGGTTGTGTGCTTAATAACACACATAGTTCTGCTAACTTTTCTGGGAATGGTGCTGGATGTGGATTACGCATATCTGGATTTATATGCCATACATCTGTTCTGTATTCTTCTGGCATTTGTTCTTTATAAACATTGGGTTTACCTTTACAGAACCAGTATATGCGTTCTGTGGTATTGAATAGATATCTTTTGTCTATTGCTATGAAACCCTTTCGCCACCATATGATTTCCTGATAGAACTGAGCATCTATATCTGTTAGCCATTCCATAGGATGATAACCTTTTCTGTCCCAGTTCCTTATTTTGTGATTATAGAATATACTACCACCTGGCTTTAGGATTCTATAACACTCATTTAGTATTTCTATCTGCCATTGTCTGTATTCTGCTTCTGGCATATTGTCATCATAAGCATCATAATCCACATTACTGCCTTTCCATATGCTTTCTGATGTTTTAACACCACCTCTGAGTCCTTTTTTGTTGTATGGTGGGCTTGTGATTACGCAATCGTGACTATTGTCTTTAAGTTGTTTTAAGAATGTTAAGCAATCGCTATGTATAATCATTGTTCTATAAACCATTGTTCTGGTAGTTGTTGAACTACATCTAATCTTTCATTAGGCTGAAACCATAAATCCATTTCGCCTTTGTAATGATTATCGTTGTATAATAATTGTGTTCTATAACTTTTGAATGTGCCTGTTAATAAACCTCTTTTTCTGCTTACCACACTATAGTCCCAACTGCGAATCCATTCTATCATATCTTCGCCCCAATAGCCAAATTTCCTACATTGATTTGCTACTATTTCTAATTGTATAGTAGGACGACTTTTTTGTATGGTTTTTTGTGCTCCTTGTAAAACAAATTGCTCATATCCTTCTACATCTATTTTGATAAATCCTACATCTTCAAAACCATAACTATCCAGTGTTCTACATTCAACTGATTGTGTTTGTCTTATTCTACGTCTTTTTCGATCCGGATGCCAATAATATTGATTGTCTAAATGATTATGACCTAAATTGTTTTTGAATATTATTATATTTGTGTTGTAAGATTTGTCTGCTAATGCTGTTGTATATAAAGATGCATTTGATACATTGTTATCTCTTATTGTGTTTTGCCATAATTGTTGAGTTAATTGTGTGGGCTCAAAACATTCTACTATGTTAAATTGTTTAGCATAATGTATAGCATTACACCCATTATTACTGCCTACATCAATACAACGGTTCCAATTGTTTATCAGTGTTTGAGCAAATACCCAATTACTGCCTTGATATTGCCCGTTTTTTAATCTTTGTATGTATAATTTGTCCTCAGCGTCTACCCAATAGATGTGATTGTCTTTGCTATGTATAGGTATTATTTTGTTGCCCATATTCTAACTCTAAATCTTTCTAACTAATTTACCATAACTATTTATCTTATCTACACGAACAGGATATAAATTATTGACCAGATAACCTAAAGCATCGCAAAAGTGATCCAATCCTGTGTCTTTTTCTGGTTGTCTTGTGCCTTCTTTATATGTGTGTTT